TCTCGAAGGATGGCGGCAAGGTCGTGGACCAGGCGGCTTGACCGAGGCGGGGGCGGTTCCGCGCCGCCCCCTTTTCGGCACGGAACGGGCGCTATTGACATTTCGTTCCAACTGCCGCATTTTTAGGCACACATAGGAACTGGCTGCGCTTGTTCCGCCTCCGGCTGCGCCGGGCCCGCAATGAGATGGCTGCGCCTCTCGCGGTAACCCTGACAAGCTCAACCGGAGACGCACCGTGGCCAACACCATCACCGATCTGATTCCCGACCTCTACAACGCGCTGGACGTAGTTTCGCGCGAACTGGTCGGCATCATCCCCGCCGTCACTTCCGACATGACTTTCGAGCGCGCTGCCGTTGGGCAGACTGTCCGCTCGCCCGTTGCTCCTGCCGCTACCGCTGGCGATATTACGCCCGGCGTCACCCCGCCCGACGATGGCGACCAGACCATCGGCAACGTCAACATGACGATCACCAAGGCTCGCCGCGTTCCGGTGCGCTGGAATGGTGAGCAGTCGCTTGGCCTCGACAACAACGGGCCGGGCCGCAGCGCGATCATGGTCAACCAGTTCGCTCAGGCAATGCGGACGCTGTGCAATGAGGTCGAAGCCGATCTTGCTGCCCTGCACGTCGCATCCTCGCGCGCTTACGGCACCGCCGGCACCACGCCGTTCGGCACCGCAGGCGATTTCAGCGATGCGTCGAACGTCCTGAAGATCCTGAAGGACAACGGCAACGCGGCCGACGCGCAGCTCGTGATCGACACGACTGCCGGCGCCAAGCTGCTCGGTCTCCAGTCCCGCTACGACATCGCTGGCGACACGACCATGCAGAACCAAGGCGTGATCGTGAACAAGGCTGGCCTCCAGCTTCGTGAATCGGCGGCGATCGTCACCAACACCAAGGGCACTGGCGCCAGCTACCTCGTGAACGATGCCTCGCTCTCCGCGGGCGACACCGTGATCGCGGCTGACGGCGGCACCGGCACCATTCTGGCCGGCGACGTTGTGACCTTCGCGGGTGATACGAACAAGTACGTCGTTGCCTCGGCACTCTCGGGCGGTTCGTTCACGATCGCTGCTCCGGGTCTGCGGCAGGACATCGCCGACAATGCGGCTATCACGCTCGTTGCCAATGCGGCACGCAACATGGCCTTCGCCCGCTCGGCGATTGCCCTTGCTGCTCGCGCACCGGCGCTGCCTTCGGAGGGCGATCTCGCCACCGACCGGCAGATCATCAGCGACCCGCGTTCGGGCCTCAGCTTCGAGGTCTCGAAGTACATGCAGTACCGCCAGGTCCAGTACGAGGTTGCCCTCGCCTGGGGTGTGAAGGCTGTGAAGCCCGAGCACATGGCCCTCCTGCTCGGCTGACCAAGTTAGGCCGGGGCGTCTCTCCCTGCGCTCCGGCCTAAACACTCCGAATCCCACCCTCCGACCGGACAGGAGAAGACAAATGGCACGGAAAAGCACCACCAATTCGCGCGCGAAGGCCCCGAAGGCGGCCGCAACTCCCGATACGCCAAAGCTTAGCGATGAGCAGGTGGCCGGCATCAACGAGCAAGTGGCGTTGGCCAAGGCTGCGGCGGTCGAAGCCGGCACCTCCGATGAAGACGCGCAAAAGCAAGCCGACGCACTTCTCGCCGACCTGACGAAAGCGGCGATCGACGCACTTGCCGCCGATGCTGCCGCCTCCGCTGCGGCTGCAAAAGAAGCGGCGAAGGGCCCGAAGCTGGTCAAGATGGTGCGCGATACTGACGCATATCCCAAGCCGCACACTGCCGACGTGCATCCCGACGAGGTTGAGAACTTCGCCGCGGGTGGATGGGTGAAGGCATAAACGATGGCGCTCGTCACCGAGGATGGCACCGGCAAGTCGGACGCGGAGAGCTACATCAGCGTCTCCGATGCCGACGCGCGCCGCACTGCCCTCGGCCCCGATGCGACGTGGACCGCAGCCACCGAGGCTGAAAAAGAGTCCGCCCTTCGGGTCGCAACCGAATTCATCGAAGGCTCGTTCCGCCAGCGCTGGAAGGGCACGAAGCTGCTCCGCGCGCAGGCCCTTAGCTGGCCGCGCTACGGCGCCGAATCCGATGGCTGGTATATCGACAGCACGGTCGTTCCTGATGAGGTAGCCAACGCCTGCGCAGACCTTGCGCTCAAGTCGCTGTCCGACACGCTGGCGCCGGACCTGACCCGCGGCATCATCCGCGAGAAGGTCGGCCCGCTCGAAACCGAGTATGACACCGCGAGCCCGCAATCGACCCGCTACCGGGCGATCGACATGATGCTCGCCCCTCTCCTGAAAGGGTCGTCAGCAATGGCGATGCTGGTGCGCGCATGAAGCTGAAGGCCAGGAAACCCGCCGCCAAGCCGCTGACCTACGCCAAGCAGGGCGACAAGGGCTGGTCGAAGCTCGAAGTCGCGCGGGGCGATGACGTGCGACCGATGGCCGAAGTGCTCGAAGTCGACGCAAGCGAGGGCTGGTGTGTTCGCTATGCACGCGGCACCGATGGCCGGCTGCTCAACAATGGCGGCTCGCTCGTCACCGAGCGCGTCGAGGGCGAGTTCACGATCAGGGTGCGCCGATGACCGCCGCACAGCGCTCAACCGCCGACCGGATGCTGACCAGCAAGGGGCAGACCGTCACGCTGACCTACGTCGGCACGTCGGTTTATGACCCGGCCACCGGCACCAGCACGAACACCGCGCCCGATCCCGAGACGGTATCCGGCACGTTCTTTCCGCTGTCCGCGTTTCGCAAGGCGCAGGGCAATATCGTCGAGGGTGATCAGCAGCTTCTCCTGTCGGCGCTGAATACGGCAGGGACCGCGATCACCGCCCCGCACATCAACGGCACCGTGACCGATGCCAATGGCGACGTATGGACGATCATTGCCGCCGAGCCGCTGTCACCGGCCGGGCTGACGATCATGTTCGACTGCATCGTGCGGAGGGCCGCATGACCTTCGCCCTCGACCTCCAGCGGTTCGCCGAAAAGACCAGGGGAAAGGCTGACGAAGCCGTTGGCGCGGTCGTCATCGGCATCGCCTCGCGCCTCGACGAGCGCAGCCCGGTCGGTGACGGCTCCTACTGGATCACCCCGCCACCTGCCGGTTATGTCGGCGGGCACTTCCGCGGCAACTGGCAGCTTGGCGTCGGGACGATCCCCGCTGGCGAGATTGCCGGTGCAGACCCGACCGGCGAACGGACGCTTGGGCGCATCACGGCCGCCGTGCCGGGCGAGGCCGCTGGCAAGGTCTATTGGATCGCGAACAACGCCAAGTACGCTCGGCGCCTCGAAGATGGCTGGTCGCGGCAGGCTCCGCAGGGGCTCGTCGGCCTGACCGTGATCGAGTTCCAGCAGATCGTGCGGCAGGCCGTGGAGCGGGTGCAATGAGCGCGGTCTTGATCCGCTCGGCATTGGAAGCGGCACTGGCGGGCATGTCGCCGGCCGTTGCTGTTGCTTGGGAAAACGCGCCGTTCACACCGACCGCTGGCACACCCTACGCGCAGGTGCATCTCCTGCTTGCCCAGCCCGATAACAACGAGATCGGCCGCGCGCATACCGAGCAAGGCTTCCTGCAGGTCGATCTCAAGTATCCGCTCGGCACCGGCCCCGCCACCGCCAGCACGCGGGCCGAACTGATCCGCTCCACCTTCTACCGCGGCGCGTCTTTCACGGCGTCAGGCGTCACCGCGCACATCGAACGCACGCCGGAAATCATGCCGGGGCGCGTCGAGGAAGATCGATACGTGATTCCCGTTCGCATCCGCTTTTACGCGCACATCAGAGGATAACCGTCATGACCGACGCACAAGGCATTTATAAGCAGCTCAGCTACAAGAAGCAGACCGCCAAGGGCACGGCATCGTCCGGTTCCGGCGGCCAGCTCCTGCGGCGCGAGACGGCTACCTTCAACCTGCAGAAGGACACCTATTCCGCCAACGAGATCAACAGCCACCAACAGCACACCGGCGACAAGCACGGCATCGGCAAGGTCAACGGCTCGCTGAACGGCAACGTCTCCCCGGCGACCTACAAGGACATGCTGCAATCGCTGCTCCGCAAGGATTTCGCGGCAACCAGCAACATCACCGGCGTTGCCGCCACCATCGCGGGCAGCGGTCCCTACACGATCACCGATGCGGCCTCGACGTTCCTGACTGACGGCATCAAGATCGGCGACGTGATCCGGCTCGCGGCAGCCGGGCTCGACGCGGCCAACGCGGGCAAGAACCTGCTGGTCACCGGCGTAACCGAGACCGTCATCACCGTGATCGTGGTCAACGGCAGCGACATGACGGCGGAAGGCCCGATTGCCGACGTTGTCGTCTCCGTCCCCGGCAAAAAGGCATGGGTCCCGACCGCCAGCCATACGAACGACTATTACACGTTCGAAGAGTGGCTGGCGGACCTGACCAAGTCGCGCACCTATACCGACTGCCAGATCGGCAAGGCGGACATCGCCCTGCCGGCCACCGGCCTTTCGACCATCGCGCTCACCATCATGGGGCTCGGCCGGACGAAGGGCGGTTCGCAGGTGCTGACCTCGCCCACCGCCGAGACCTCGACGGAAATCCTCGCTGCGGTCAACGGCGTGCTGCTTGTCGGCGGCACGACCTACGGCTCCGTTACCGGGCTGACTGCCTCTCTCGACGGGCAGATGAACTTCGGCGAGGCGGTGATCGGCTCCAACCTGGTCAGCGATATCACCAAGGGCGACGTGAAGGCGTCGGGTTCGTTCACCGCGGTCAAGCAGTCGGAGACGCTTTCCGACTTCCTCGACAGCGAGAACGCGACTTCGATCATCGCCGTGGTGGCCGCCAACGACGACGCCGATGCGGACTTCGTGACGCTGGTTTTCCCGCGCGTGAAGATCCTCAGCGACGACGCCGACGACGGCAAGAAGCAGATCGTCGAAACCTTCAACTGGACAGCGGAAATCGAAGGATCCGGCGGGGCCGCGCTCGCCAATCACGAGACCATCGTCTCCGTGCAGGACTCGGCCGCTTAATCGACTTGGGCCGCTCGGCCCTGAACCATGTTCCCCGGGGCGGTTTGGTCCGAACCGTTCCCGGGGAACACACAAGAGGACCAACCCAATGACCAAGACAGCACTCGATCTAGGCAGCCTCGATACGGCGGCGGCTTGCGACAAGGGCTTCGAGCTTGAACTGGCTCACCCGATCACTCGCGCCCCGCTCGGCCAGTTTATCACCGTGGTCGGCAAGGACAGCAAGCAGTTTCGCGATCACGTGCGCCGCGCCTCGAACGACCGCCTCCGCAAGCAGGCTACCCAGCAGCGCCGCGGCAAGGACATGGAGCCGCCGACCGTCGAGCAGATCGAAGCCGAAGCTATTGAATTGCTGGTCAACTGCACGACTGGCTTCCGCGAGGTCAACTATGGCGGCCCGCTGACCTACAGCGAGGCGAACGCGCGCAAGCTCTACACTGAGCAGTCGTGGGTCCGCAGCCAGGTGGACGAAGCGATCGGCGATCTCGAAAATTTTATGTCGGCATAGCGGAGGACTTCTTGGCCTTCGCCCGTCGCCAGTTCGAACTCTCACAGCCGCAGGAGGACGGTCAACCGCTGATCGCCCACCTGCGGTTCGTGCAGCAGAAGACCGGCCGGGTGGATGAGATGATCGCCAATGCCCCGCCGCTGCCCGATGGACTGCAGCCGCTGTGGGGCACGTTCCTCGAGCTTCACGACAGCCGGGGAAGCACGGGGTGGGGGCCGATGCGGATCACCTATGCCGACATGGACGCATTCTGCCGCGTGACGGGGGCCGCGCTCAAGCCGTGGGAGATCGAGGTCATCCGCAAGACGGACGGGCTGTGGCTGTCTGAGTTCGCGCCCAAGCCGAAGGGCGGCGGCTGATGGACCTTGCAACACTCGGGATCAAAGTCGACTCCACGCAGGTCAAGGCCGGCACTGGCGACCTCGACAAGCTGACGGCTGCGGGCGGGCGGGCGGAAGGCTCGACCAAGCGGGTCACGCGCGCCACAGACCATTTCGGCACGGCCCTTCGCGCGCTAGGCGTTGCCAGTGTCGGCGCGGCGCTGGTCAAGCTCGCCAGCGACACGATGAAGTTCCACGACGCGATGGCCGAAGTCTCGACGCTGGTCGACACGGCCACCTTCAATATGGGCGCGCTCAACAAAGCCGCGCTGGAGCAGGCCAAGCTATTCGGCACGTCCGGCGTGGAACAGGCGAAGGCGCAATACCAGATCATCTCGGCCGGCGCTTCGAGCGCCACGCAGGCGACCGAAACCCTCACAGCGGCGAACAAGCTGGCCGTGGGCGGCGTCACCGACGTGAAGACGGCGGCGGATGGCCTGACCTCGGTTCTCAACGCCTACGGCCCCGCAGCAGGCTCGGCGGCGGAAGTCTCGGATGCGCTGTTCGTCGCCATGCGCGCGGGCAAGACCACCATCGGCGAGCTGTCGGGCAATCTCGGCAAGGTCGCGCCGCTGGCCGCTTCCACCGGCGTTTCGTTCGATGAACTGGCGGCAAGCGTATCCGCACTGACGAAGGGCGGCATCGCCACCACGGAGGCCGTGACCGGCGTGCGCGCGATCCTCGCCGCCGTGGCCAAGCCGACCGACGAAGCGGCGAAAATGGCGGAAGCGCTGGGGATCCAGTTCAACTCGGCCGGGCTCAAGGCCAAAGGACTCGGCGGGTTCCTCGATGAGATCGTTGCCAAGACGGGCGGCAGCCAAGACGCAATGGCGCAGCTATTCGGCGGCATCGAGGCGCTGGTGCCGGTGCTTGCGCTGGCCGGACAGGCGGGGGTCGATTTCGACGCGATCATGGAAAGCATGGCCGCGAAGGCCGGGGAAACCGAAACCGCCTTCAACAAGATCGCCAACTCGCCGGGCTTCAAGTGGGACCAGATGGTCGCGGCTTTCAGCGTCGAAGCGATGAAGCTGGGTTCAGCGCTGCTCGAAGTGCTGGTTCCGGCGATGACGTTCGTGACTGAGAATTTCGACAGGCTCGTTACTCTGGTGAAGGCGGCGGTCGCGGGCCTCGCGGTCTACAAGGTTGCGACACTCGCGGCTGCGGCGGCCACCAGCGTGGCGGGCAAGCAGTTGCTGCTCATCGGCGCCACGGTGTCGACGATCACGGCGCGCTTTGGTTTCCTCGCTGGAGCACAAGTCGCGCAAGCGGCGGCAACGGCTGCGTTGACCACCGTCTGGCGGGGGCTCACTGCGGCGATGCTCGCTAATCCTTTCGGGGTCGTCGCGGTGGGGCTCGGCGTGCTGACGAGCGGGATGATCGCTTTCGGCAACGAGACGGACAACGCAGCGGCAAAGACGCGCGGGCTCATCGGCGAGCTCAGGAACTTGGCAGCGGCGCGCGGGAGCGAATACGCGCTGCGCAAGGACGAATTGCAGATGCGTCGAAACGAGGTTTTCGACGAGATCGCACGCCTTGAAAATCTACGCGAGGAGCGGCCCTTCTCCTTCACGGCTCACAAGGAAGTCGAGCAGTTGAAGGCGCTCCGTTGGGAACTTGTCGAAGTCGACGGGGGGATCAAAGCCGCCGAGATTGCCTTCGACAAGGCCGACAGGGCCGCGCGGGAAATGGGCGGGGGGATGAACACCGCAGCGACTGCGGCGATTGACCTTTCGGACAAGACGGAAAAGGCAGGCAAGAAGGCCGCCGACGCATCGACCGGCTTCAAGACCTTCCTCGAAGGGCTCCAGCGCGAGCTTCGCAATGTCGGCAAGAGCGAGGCCGAGATCAAGGCGCTCGACGTGGCGGCGGAAGCAGCGGCGGCGGACAGCGCCGGGTTCGGCTTGCTGGCCAAGTCGATCCGCGGTTTCGGGTTGGCGCTGGCGCAGGCTACGGAACAGCAGGGCGCCAGGGATTTCATCAAGAGCCTGACCGAAGCGGCCGGCGGCATCGGCAAGACCGCCGTGGAGATGAAGCGCATGGAGGTCGCGGCGGAAGCTGCGAAGGCGCCGACCTATGAACTGCGGCAGGCAATCCTCGATGCGGGTGCGGCGTGGGAGGACGCTTTCAAGGGCAACGCCACCGCCGATTTCGTCCGCGACATGATCGAGCCCGCAGAGCGGCAGATTGCCTTGCTCGGCCTCGAAGGC